CAAAGGAAGAACCAAATCCAAAAACATCGAAGAAAAAGGAGGAGTGGTTGGGCATTATTCCGAAATTGAACTATCAAAAGGTGTCAATGAAAGGATTGACGTTTCTGTAAAATACCCCATTAAGCACGGGCAAACTAATGGCAATTCTGTTTGGATCGAATATGAAATTTTAGATATGCTTTTGCGGTGGGAATTTGTTGTCAAATCTGGCTCATGGCTAACGTTTGATGAAGAAATTACACATGAGTTAATTAATGCAAAATTCGATATACCTGCCGATTTTAAAATTCAAGGATTAGAGCAGTTTAAAAATTGGCTTGGGCAAAATCCAGAATTAACACAGTTTTTATACAAAAAATTTTTAAAAGTATTTTGTGAAAATTAAAAATCTCTACGGCAAAGAAGTAACAGTTAACGCTTCAAAATATTCTATTGATTGGGAAAAGAAGGTCAGTCGTCCACAAAAAATCGTTAAAGACATTATTCGTCCCCTCTGGGAAGGGAGCATTGTTTGTGAGGAATTTAGAATACCGTCTAGCAAGCTAAGGATTGATTTAGTTAATTTTACTTTAGGTATTGTTATAGAAGTCTCCCCAAAGTCTAGCCACTCATTTAATAAGTTTTTTCATAAAAATCGCTCTGGATTTCTATCAAGCTGCAAGCGAGACATCAATAAACAAGAGTGGTGTCAAACTAATGGATTTATTTACGTAGAGCTAACAGAGCAAGATTTCGGAAACCCCGAACAAATTATCGAAAAAATATCATTAACTAATTAGTGTTTTTAACAAGACCAAGAGCTTGTAATTGCATTACTAATTCAAATTTTTGTTTTTTTCTTTTTAAAAACGGAGTTTCATTTTGATATAAAAATCGAAAAAACGCCAACCCTTGCTTATTTCCTTTGATTTTTATCATCCCCAAAGCGGTTCCATTTTTAGTTTTTCGAATCGAGATGTTATTTTTTATCCCTTTACTTATTAAATAGTTGTGCAGGTATTGAGAAAATTCAATCGAGCTAATAATAGAGCAGTCTAACCGATTTTCTTTTTTCAAAAAAGATACGCTTCCATCTCCATCAAAATACCCCAAAATAGCACTTGGTAAAAACTGATCAGGTATATTGATAAAAAACGAGTGATCGACACTTTTATTTGGTTTGATCCCAAATTTAGTCAATTCCGACACAAATATCTCGTCAAAAATATTAATTAACGTAGAATTTTTGCGATTAGGGCGCTTGTCAATTTTGGTTTTGACGGGTCCATTAAAGTCAATCCTCCGCTTAAATTCTTCAATAACATAGCCGTCTTCTTCTTGTAGCGATAAAACTAATTTATTTATTTTTGTTTTATTTCTATTAAATAACACGCAACCATCTGCTAATATCAAGCCTAAAAAATAGGCTTTTTCGTGAGAATCCACCTCTTTAAAATAATCTCTATTGATTTTGTATTTTTCTTTTTTTCTTGCGGCAATTTTATTTTCTTTCAATGCTTTTTGAATGGTTATAGGTGCAACTTTAAATTTTTTGCCCAAAGAAAGGTAAGACTCTCCCTGCGAATAAGCTTCTGCGATTTTTTTGTATTTATCGTTCATATTGGTGGGTGTATTGCTTTTTTACACTTTTATTTTTGAAAAAACAATTTTAATTATTAAAATCCACAAAAGGATGAAGTTTAAAACCATTAATGGTTCTACTGCGGAACTTAAAAACGCCAAAAGATATTTAATCAAATGGAGAGGCAAGAGTCGCAGCAAGTTTCAACTTTCAGTTAAACAGTTTCTTTTACCTTTTTGGAAAAATGATATTGTATTTGAAGAGTTTAAACTCGTTGGAACTCGCCTTTCTCTTGATTTTTACAATGCTAACAAAAAAATTGCAATAGAAGTCCAAGGAAGTCAACATACAAAGTATGTAGAGTTCTTTCATGGCAACCGATTCCAATATTTACAACAATTAAAAAGAGATGAAAAGAAATTAAAATTTTGTGAAGTCAATAATATTACTCTTGTTGAAATATATCCGAAAGACAAAATTGACGAAGAGCTTTTTTTATCGTTTGGCGTAATATTGTGATTGACAATATCAAAAAAAACCCTACTTTCAAATCGCATGATATACAACTTAGAACTAGAAAAACAACTGCTAGCAGCACTAATCAAAGAACCAGAAAGCTATTGTGAGATTTCTAATTTTATTAGCCACAAAGACTTTTATAGCGAAGACTCAGGACTTCACAGTTCTATTTTCACCGTAGTCAAACAAGCAATTGACGCTGCTGATCAGATTGATGAGGTTATTGTTGCACAGCGAGTGTCATCGCTTGGATTATCTTTTGAAGATAGACTCAATCCTGCTGATTATATTCGCTCGCTTGCTATGCGCAAAGTTCCGCATGGTAATTTAATCAAGACGGCCAAAGAACTGAAGAAGTTCACCATTCGCAGAGAGCTGTATGAATCTGCTCAAGATATTGCTCGCAAGATGAAATCTATCGCTCCAGAGTCGAGCTACAGTCAAATCATTGGAGCGGCAGACGATTCGTATAATTCGCGCATCAATCTTTATGAGATTGGTAACGATACACCCGAAAACATCTATGATGAGATGGAGGCATTGATTGAGGAGCGCGGTAACAATCCTATTACCGAATTTGGTATGATGGGCCCTCATGAAAAGATCAATGAGATATACGGCTCCCTGCTTAGACCAGGAAATATTACAGTTATCGTGGCGAGATCTGGTGTAGGTAAGACTCAATGGTGTATGGACTATAGCACCAAAGTATCTATGAAATACGGAGTTCCTGTATTGCATTTTGATAATGGCGAAATGAGCAAAGAAGAGCTTATTATGCGTCAATGTGCAGCCATTTCAGGAGTTCCCATGCACCTGCTTGAAACTGGCAACTGGAGAAAGGCTGGCGCTGATGTGGTGACTAAGGTGCGCTCTACTTGGGCGAAGGTCAAAGACCTCAAATTCTACTACTACAACGTCGGCGGTATGGACGTTGACGCAATGATTAAAGTTCTCAAGCGATTCTATTATGCAAAAGTTGGTCGCGGCAATCAAATGATTTTCTCATTCGACTATATTAAAACAACTTCTGAAGCTAGCGGCGGTAAGAATGAGTGGCAAGTTGTCGGTGAAATGGTAGACAAATTCAAGAAGTGCATTCAAAAAGAAATTCTTCATGAAGGCGATCCGATTATCCCAATGATAACCTCTGTACAATCTAACAGAAGCGGTATTACCAATAACCGTCAATCACAAAACATTGTTGACGATGAAAGTATTGTATCTTTGTCAGATAGAATTACTCAATTCTGCTCGCACATGTTTATTCTTCGTAATAAAACTGCTGATGAAATTGAAACTGAGGGGCGCAACTTTGGCACTCATAAAATGATCAATGTAAAAGCTCGACATCTTGGGAAAGATATTGCTGGCGCTGTTGAACCTGTTGCAATTGGAGATACTCTGCGTAAGAACTTTATTAACCTTGAGTTCCACAATTTTTGTATTACAGAAAAAGGAGATCTTCGTGACATTGCTCGTATTGCAGATGGTGGTCTAGATCTAGAAAATAACGAATCAGATGACATCCCAGACTTCAATTGATCCCGTACATATCAAGCCCACCCTTGAAAAAATAGGGTATCGTTTGATTGATTGCGGAAATCATTGGCGCACAAAAGCTTTATATCGAGATGGTGATAATGAGACGGCTGTCTGTGTCTATAAAAATACTGGTGTATGGACTGATTTTGCCCAAGGTAATCAAAAGTTTCCATTTGAGAGGCTTATTAAATTAACTTGCGGTTCTGATCAACAGACTATTAAAAAAATCTTATCTTCCATCAACAAATCCGAAGAATATTTATATATTGAAAAACAAACAATCGAAATGGACCAAATCTATCCCGAATCAATGCTAAACAATCTGTTCCCAAACTTTTCTTTTTATAAAAAGAAGGGACTATCAGATGATACACTCAACTTTTATAAAACTGGACTAGCTCAGTCTGGCAAGATGTATCGGCGCATGGTATTCCCAATCTACAATGAGCACGGTCAAATAATTGGTTTTAGCGGTAGAAAGATAGATTCCGATAATGATAAAATTCCCAAGTGGAAACATCTTGGCAAAAGAAAGAACTGGATTTATCCAGCGTATATTCCCGCTGAAGAAACAGTTGATTCTATTATTCGCAAAACTAGCGAAGTGGTAATTGTCGAAAGTGTGGGGGATAGTATGGCTCTTTTTGAATCTGGAGTTAAGAATACGTTGGTATCTTTTGGATTGGGTTGTCAGTCTATCATGCTATCTTATCTCAGCTCATTTCCAGTAAAGAGAATCGTGATTGCTGGAAATAATGATCTAGATGGCGAGAACCACGGTTATTTCGGATGTGTTAAAACTTTGCTAAGTCTTCTGCCGTATTTTGATTTTAAATGCATTGAAATTAACCTACCGCCAGAAAATCATAATGATTTCTCTGATG